TCCCGTCAAACATTTTATAAATTGACGCGTACACTTTATACGAAGGAATTCTTGCATCCAAGAATTCTTTTAAATCGTAAAACTTTTTAATTTCTTTAATTAAATTATATTTTTGTGTACTGAGCATATTTTCATTTAGTCTCTTTCGTTGTTCGGAAATTAATCCGACCAACTGAAATGCTTTTTCTTCACTCAGGTTCTGAACATTGAAAAATGATCTATAGAGTATTAATTCTTTACCCAATTCTGTTTTAGAATTGAAGTATTCTCGCATAAGTTTTATAGCCGTATCACTTTTACGGTTTTCCAATGCGTCGGAAGTAATTTTACGGACTAATAATTCGAAAAGAATGCCCGTATTACGAATTTTGTTGTGTCTGACGTTTGATTTCATATGTATTCCATTTTGTGACATATTATACCGTCATATATTAAATATAACGAATATTTATAAGACTTTAGTTTTCAAGGTCTAAAATATTATTTTCATCTAAAAAAGAACCAGTTTCTTGTGATTCCATAATAATTTTTTTATTATTCTTTTTACCAAAGAAAGATTGTAATTCTAATGCCAACGGAGACTTGCGTTTATCGTTTCGCTTTTTACCTACAGACAACACATCACTATTTTCTTTACTACCCAGTGGATCTCTTCCTCTAGGGTGACTATCTTGACCGTATGACATTCCAGTTTTTGGTCTACCCATCTTGGCTTCTTCCAATTCTTCTTCTGGAATTTCTTCTAGTTCACTTTCTTCATCACCAGTTTCTAATGATGCAAGAATCGTATCTACATCATCAATTTGTTGTTCTTCTTCTTCCGACGATGGTGTTTCTTCTGGTGATGTTTCTTCTGGTGGTGTTTCTCCGGTAGGAGTTCCCGTTTGTTGTGGTTGTGATGCCTCTTGTTCCAATCTAGTAAGTTCGGCCATTCGTTTGACATCATTCATGACTTTACTGCGTTCTTCATTAGCCATTTCTTCCGACATTTCAAATATATTATGGTAGATCCAATCTTGTGATATTAGTTTGGTACCCATCATATCGTTTGCAACTTGTACCTTTTCCTTCCACATATTGAGTTTTTCTTGTTCATATACAATAGAAGGTGATGTCAAACTTAGTTCAAAATCAACTAATTCTTCGTCACGGAACCCTTGGATATACAAATGTACAATAGCAATTTTAGTTAATTCCGATACCATAATTCGTTGGATGCGTTCAATTGTACGAGCAAATCGCACATCTTGTGCAGCCAGCGTAGCTTTTCCATTAATATCTTCTTCATATCCTATAAATGATTTAGGGACTTTAAACGCAGCCATTAATTTGTTTCTTAAATATTCAATATCTTCGATTGCATTGAATTGCAATCCAGGAAGATTTTGAATATCGGTTCCTGAGTCTTTGCCGCGGACAGGAAGATAAAAATCCTCTGTAATATTCTGCATGTTATAACGAAGGTTATAATCTCCTGTTTGTGGATCTACCAGCGGAGTTTTTTTCATGCGATCCATTACACGATTCATGAAGGTATCGATTTCTGCCGGCGGGATATTGCCAATATCTACTAAAATTTTACGCTTATCCGGTGCTCGCATAATACGATGAATTAACATCGCATCTTCCATAAGCTGGAGTTGTTTCCAGACACGACGACCACCTTCAATCATGGCTTTTCCATAGGGAAGAAAATTTGTATCGGCTAATAAACGAAAATGTGCAATTTCAAAATTTTCGAAATCTGTCTTGCCTAGTCGCAAGAAATCATTTTCGATTTTGAATCGCACACTGAATGGTTGGTCGGGTTGTTCGCCTTCGATACGAATGGTTTCATAAACAGATAACGGTATAGCATTAACTACACCATATTCTTCATCTAAATCTAAATATAAAAAGAAATCTCCGTACTTTGCCATGTTACGAACCCACGGCCAGAGATTAAACTCTACATTTAAAATATCATAAAATAAATTATGTAAAATTTCTTGAACATTTTGATTTTTTGCTTTAATACTTAATATCTGTCCAAATTCATCTTTGATTGTACTTTCATCTGCATAAATGTCCAATACCGATGAGATGATGGGATCGTTGTCCATCATATCATAATCACGGAATAACTGTAATCGTGATCCTTGGAATGCAGCGGCAGCTTCGTATCGCCCGTGTGAAGATCCATATCCACCCGTCAATGACGAGTACACGCGATGATAACGATCTATACCTCGTCTATTAACAAACGCTTGGATATTATCAGTATCGGCTACTTTTAATTTTTTTCCACCGATATTTCTTACAACGGTGTTGGTAGAAAAAAGTCTCTTTAATCTACCAAATAATGATGTATCTGCCATAATCCCTCAGCTTTTAGTATATATATAATTCGTCCAATGCTTTCACAGCTTGACGAACAGTTTCTACATTAACTTTCGTGGATTTACTTGTTATTAAGTTATTTAACTTTTCTCGGAGAATTGCTATAGGTGCTTCAACTTCAGCTAATTGAGTCATTTGCCATGTAGTCATAGTATTATAATTATATGGCATTTCATTAACTTTGGTAATTCCTTCTAATACACGAGATAATAATTCTGTGATTTGTTTTTGATCTGACTCTTTTAACTCACCCATACATTTTTCTAGTATTACTACTAAACGAGTTGGAATGATACGATTTTCTTTTCCAGCTTCGTTCAACAAAATATTACTTAACTTAATCATTGTGATTTCTCCTTGTCGAGTCGTACTCGCATTTTCTTGACATCTTTTGGTTTTGGTGCTCCACGAATATAACCACCAGGTGCTACTAGACCCGACGCGGTTGGTGATGCTCCTGCTATTCCACCAAGTTGCTCATTAGTTTTTTCTACATGCTTTAATAATAATGAATAATACTTTGGATTTTCTTTAAGATGTGCTGCGGCAATTTTTGCCGTTGTCAACACATTTCCATTAGTTACATCTTGGTGTTCTAATTCTGTATTCATTCCTAAAAAGAATTCTGTTGGGTTAAACTTATAACCCATTTTATCTAATATCTTGTCGGATTGTTCCCGTGAAATTTTCTTTTTCATATTATTACCAAGTACGACATGCCCAATAACGAGCTTTTGTTCTTGGACCTGGGTTATCACAATTATGTCTTGCACGGAATGCTTTACGACGAGAAGGAATATTCTTCTTAATCTTCATTGTCTTTTCACCACGGCGTTTTGCCGAAGTTCCACCGTGACCGAAACTAACCTTCTTAATATTTCCACTTTTTGGATCACGAACATATACCTTAAACTTCTTGACATCACCTCTCATAATTTTACCGAGAGGAACTTTGCGTCCTTGATATTCAGCCTCACCAAGTTGATTTTCGTGTAATCCATCAAGAACTTCAATTAGACATTCATTACAGAATTCACCTTCTGTTAATTCATCGTCTGATGTAACATCACTTTCTGGACGGTGGTAAAGTTCCTCTACTGGAACACAATTTGGTACCATTTTACCGTTAAGTTCCTTCATACCAACTTGTTTATATCCATCCCAACAAGATTCACATAGGATATCTGTTAATCTAATCATAGTATCTCTCAATGTCAAGAGTCTTACTTCTTTTTAAAGGTAGAAACCATTGTTGGTTTTCCACCTGGGTTTCCTGCTTTTCTTTTTCTAACAACAGCGGATCGTTTTTCACCTTTACTCATTGCTGCGGCTGATCGAGCTGGTCTACATTTTGGATATTTTGCAGATCCTCCCCGTCTTTCCTTTTTACCAGCAGAAGCGCCACATGGGGGATGTTTTCCAGTTTTTCTATCTGTTCTGGATATATCCACCCATTTTTGACGAAGCCACTTTCCTAAGTTACCCTTAGTTTTATATCGTTCGTCAAGTTCATCAATTACTTCTTCTAGTAAATCTGATAAAAGTATCATATTGGTTTTGATTTGGTTTTACCACCGCGTTTTCTTTTTCTTCGTCCTGCACAGTGTGCTTTCTGGGAAAAACCTTTTGGGTTACTACAGTTTATAGACTTTTTATATTTTTTTGTCCATCTTTCCAAAATAATATCTACTAACTTAATCACTTTTTTCCTTTTTTCCACCCACCACCCATACTCTTATATTTCTTAGCTGCCCAGAGATTAGCGTACGCAGATGGATATACTTTAAATTTGGAACGAGCAGCTGCCTTTGCGCGCGCCCATTTATCAGGACTTGTTGGAATATTTTTTTCCAATAAAGAAACTACTTCTTGTATTCTTTTTGTAGTTTCTTCGTCCAATCGCACTGTTAGTTGTTCCGAGAAAAAGTCTGTATATTTCATATTATTTTAAGAATTTTAACTTGTATATTGTTGAATTAACCAACGCCGAAATTTCATCAACGATATTATTAAGATCACCATCTTGCGGCAATCCCTTACGAACACTATCAATATAAGTTGATAATCCAGTAAAATACTTGATTACTTCGTCGTTTTCAAAGTATTGCTTTTGTGGAGTATAACCACGGATAATTCCATAACGACCTTGGCAGGTTTCTGCATAGTTATCTACCAATCCTACCACTGCATCATAATATTCGTTTAATGCTTTGTGAGCAGCGTATGATGAAGTTTGTAAATGAAAGATATGCGCTTGGTCACGACTATTGAATAGTGTGGATAAAAACTTTGCTACAGTTTCCATTACATTGTTCCTGTAGATGTTGTTTGGTCCTTTTCACTACTGATATATTGTGCAGCAGATTCGGTATATTCCTTAGCTAACGAAATCTTGTTTTGCACCCATTCTGGTAAGTTGGTATCATCCGACAACATATCATGCAACATTTGTGCATTTCTGATAATAGTTTGTAATTGATTCTTTGCCATATCACCTTCATAATCATATTCACCAGAATCAATTTTGTCTTTAGGTCCGATTTCTTCTTTCTTTTCCATTGCCTTAGCGATGGCATCACGACGAGCTTTTAAATACTTGTCTGAGGAATCCTTATCACCATCGTTATCAATGTCACCATCTTCCTTACCAACGGCATCAAGAGCTTCCTTCACAGCGCCAACTGGCTTATCACCGATTCCTTTGATACCAGCTACCAATCCCATAAGTCTAATCATATTACTTCTCCAAATTGTTTAGAACGATGTCTGTCCTTTCTTTTTTGCTATTAAATACCGTCTATATAAATCTCGTTTGGCTCGCAACATCTTATCCGTTAAATCTATTTTACCATCATTATTTACATCAGCATCTTCTTGACCCATAGGATCTCTTCTCTTGTGCTGTTTTTTGTATTCACCAACACTATGCACGGTTTTTTCATCCGCGTCTATGTCTGCTTGGGTAATTTTATAACCACTAAATGGATATTCTTCGTTGTTAGAATGATCACATCCACAACCTTCACAGCATAGTTCAGAAAAAAAATCTTTATATCTCATATTAATTTTTTTTATCTTTTTGATCTATAGATTTATTTGTTGCCGTTGCATACAAATATGATTTCCAATCTTTTCCAAATTTCTTCTTGAAGTAACTTACAGATCTCTTATTAGCTAATAATTTTTTACCAATTTTGTCCCGTCCAGAAACTTGCTTTGGTGTCATTTTTCTGGGTGGTTCACGGCTGGCAACTGTTCGTTCGTCCAATTCTTCTTCGGATTTCTGTTGCATTTCTTGAAGAATTGCTTGTATTTCTTCTTGTATAATGCGTAATATTTCTTCTTTCGTCATAAGATACATCCTCGGTAAATTCAACAAAGACACTACATTATAAGTAGTATATTAATCTAATAACCAACTAATATCCTCGGTAATTTGACCAATTTGCATCTTGTAAGGATCTTGTTTTGGTCTATTATTGGTATATACCATACCCTCTACTTGGTATCTCGTTTTTTCTATAGCTAACTTTGTTAATTCTATACCTTCCTGTCGCAATCGTAACGCTGTATCTCGTACCCAAAGCCCAATACATAACGCCATAATCAAATCATCGTTATAACTAGACAAAGCTTCCGGCCGTCCATTTTTCCAAATAAAAGTTTCTAATTCCGCACATGTACGAGTAGAACGAATAGTAAAACTATTTTCTAACATATACTCTTTTAATCTGGAAATGATTAGTGGACGCGTTCGTTGTGATGTGGTAAATCCAGGTACCATACTTCGTTCTTCCTTGTGATACTTTCCAGACATTTGATGCTCTACATCCACATATTGTAAATCCTTTGACATATAAAAGAGATTTTTATATCCACGATCAATAATCTGTTGTATAGCGTTCCATCCAATACTACTATTTTCTGGGATAAGTAATGCGTCATTGTACTCGGTTGCTATGGACACCAACATATTACCAAACTGTTTGGTTTCTACTTTCCCCTTATATTCTGCTACTTGTGCGGAGGTTTCTATGTCTATGACATGGAATGCAGAATAATCCTCACCATCACCACGAGATACGTCGGCGGATACTACATAAGATTTTCCTGGTTGTGCGTATTCCCATATCCACAAATTGCCATCGAATCCACCTTTGGTAATTGGTTCTTGAACAAAGGTACTTTTGTAAAATTCAATAATTTCTGCCGGTATAACCGTGTTACCAGAAAATATGAACGATGCGTCATGTTCTTGTATTGCTTGCAATTCACCCATCAGTTCAGTTTGTCGATCTCTCCATGCTTGATCTCGTTCTGGGTGTACCCTCCAGTCCAATAGTATTGGATTGAAATTATTTTCTTTAGACTCTGCTTGTTGCCACATTTTATGGAAGAAATTACCTACACCGTTTGGAGTAGATAATAATATAGCCTGTCCACCCGTTGAAAGTGTACTTGATGCAGCGGTCCAGATTATATCTGCTGCGTCAATAAACGCGGCTTCGTCAAGAATTAAAAGAGAAAGAGCTTCCGATCTACCTGCGTCTGGGCTAGATGCCACTGCTTTAATCTGCGATCCGTTAGCAAATTGTAATGATAATTTATTATTGGTAACGATAGACCCCCGTAACCAAGTTGGTAAGTTATCATGCATAAATTTTACTTTCGTTACTAGATTTTTCGCAGTTTCTTGTTTTGTTGCAATAACTAAGATATTTTTGTCGTTATGAAATAACATTAACCACAAAGAATATCCAGCAACTAATGTAGAAATACCAATCTGTCTTCCTTTTAAAACAATATTATATTCATGATTTTCAAAATCTAAAAGAGCTTCTTTTTGATACTTGTATAAATTAAACAACACCCGACCACGGATCGGATGTTGAATATATGAATATTTTGTTAAAAAATACTCCGCAGACATGGCGCATTTTTTGTATTCTTCTTTAATTCTTTCTCGTAACTGTTGTGCTGATGTATTCATATTATTTAGCTATTACTATACCTGTTATTAGTCCTATAGCTGCTCCACCAATGAATGCAGCTTTTCTTGTTGGTTTTGGTATAAACCCAAATACCTTTGTTTCTTTTTTGTATGAGTTCATTACATTATCTAACTGTGTTTGTAACAAATCTGCCTTGGTATTAGCAACTCCTACACTTGTTTGTAACAAAGATATTTGTGTTTCTCGTTCTCCGATAATTTTATCTTTTGTATTGATAATTGTATCTGCTACAGCAACTTGTGTTTTCAAATTGTCAATAGTACTGTCTTGTAAGGCAATAATTGTAACGGTGTCGGTTTCCACTTGTCTACGAGATTCCAAATCTTGTTGCTTATAAACAAGTTTTACTTTTACTTTTTCTTTTACAGACACATCCGATTTCAGTTGTGTAATTGCATTTTCTCTTTCCACTACTTGAACTTGTAGTGTTTGTAAAGAATCGTTTAATTGTTGTGTCTGTTTTTTAGTTTGTTCTACTTGTGCTTTGAGTGTATCCAATTCTTTACCACTACAATCTTTCGAAAAGTACAAGAAAAGTACTATAAGACCAACTATAATTCCTTTATTGACAAGATCAGTTTTTTGTAATATAGTAAATAATTTATTCACCAATGACAGTATTTTGTTCAGAAACTTCATCGAATTCTCCGGCTTCAACTTTGATTAAATGATCTTTTAATTTTTGTATTTCTTCTTCCAAATCTTTTCGTACTGTATCCAAATCTACATGCCACTGTTCAATCATCAATATTTTTTCTTGATCAGCATGAATAAATTCTGGTTTTGATAGATTATTATGATAGTCCTGTAATTCTTGGATTTTATCTTTTACCCAATCAATATGACTTTTTTTACCTCGTTCAATAACGGTGTCACGCCACTGTCCAGATAGTTTTAATTCCATTTCTTCTTTTTCTAGACAATTATAGCAAAAACCACGCTTTTTGTACGCCTTCATGTGTATCCCGTTCAGAGGAGTGTTACACTTTGGACACCACCACGGAGTTTTAAGACCATCGAGTTTTGTAATAACTTGAACAACGCCGTTTTTCTTAGTCCACTGTCTACCGTCCAGACCAACCCAGACATCACCCTCATTTCTATCTACTTGTTCTGGACGCCATCCAACAGTTATTTTTTGTTCTTCCTTATTCATTACTTCACCAATTCTTTTTCTTACATCTCGTAACGCTTTTTCATCCATTTGTGCCATAGTAACCTCTTATGTCGTAGCGAACTTTTTGGCTCGTTCTTGTGTACTAAAATATCTTACTTGATTTTTCTTATTTTTACCACCAAAATTACCACCACCCGTTTCCCAAGTTTCACCTGGTTTATAGAATGACGGATCTTTTGGAGTTACTTTAGCTCGTATTTTTGGAGCTTTTGTTGGTTCTGTTTTTTTCATCTTAGCTTTGGCAGCTTTATCCCCACCATGCTGTTGTGTCAATTTCAAAGCTTCTTCGGAATCTGTTGTCGTTTTTACAATTTGTTTAAAAACTTCTGGATCAAACTTTCCATATATCATTGTAAAAATTTCTTGTTTTGCTCTATCTGTTATTTTTGGATCTCCCATCAATGCGCGTACTTGAGTACCACTGATATTTTTTCCTTGGAGTTGTAACTGCATTTCTGGAGCAACAATGAAATATCCTTTTTCCTTATATCCAGATTTTGATTTCTTGTCGTCATACTGTGAAAAATATTTACTACCAGCCAGTCTTTCAGAATCTTTTTGACTGACTGCTGTAACAAATACAGTGTTATCCGGTAAAGTATCTGTTATTTCTTTTGGTGCGTATGGATTTTTAACTTGTACTACTTTATCTTCTGGGATATCAAACATTTTTGTCATAATATTTTTCTTTTGTTTGAATCCAAACGGTGATTTTATTGGGTCGGTCTTATCACTGGTTCCTATATACACATTATCTTTACCAAATTTTTTGACCAACGCTCTATAAATACTATAATGTCCAGCATGAAACGGTTGAAATCTACCAGGAAAAATAGCTACTGTTTTTTGTTCTGTAGGTTGTGTTACTGGTTCTGTTGTAGTTTTTTCTGCTGATGGTTTTTCTGCAGGTGCTTCCTCGGCCTTTCCTTTGGCAAATTTTAAAGTACCCAATATTTGATTTACCGGTGCGAATGTACCAGTAAACTTATATGGTTTTCCTTTGTATATAAATACCAATCCTTCCGATGGTACTACCTTATCAACACCAATATCATCCAATCGTTCTATTTGTTTTTGTAATTTTGCTAATTTACTCGCATCATCTGTATCCTTTAGACTTTTTATAGTGTCCAACAATTCTTTTTTCAACGATGCTGTTAATTCTGGATTGTTTGCTGATAATGTATTTGTTACACGACGAAGTGTATCCGCACCGACTCGTAGAAAAATACTTTCTAATGGACGATTTGCTACATTCTGAGCGTCTGTTAGTTTATTTGCTTCGTACTCACGGAAAAACTTTTTCTTTTCGGTGTCCTCTATATTTTTAACTCCAAATTTCTTTTCACCCAATGCCCATCTTGATATTAGACCCTCTTTCTCTTCTGGTGTCCATTCCACTCCCAGCTTATCAATTTCTCGTGACCACCATTCTTTCTTGTAGTCTTCAATCGTACTTTTATCATCTAATCCATATTCATTTTGAATACGAGCAATTTGTGCTCCATAATCTTTCATCTTTTCTTTATCACGAGCAGTTTCAGCATCGTTAAAAGCAATAGTACGCGGACCAGAAATACCAAATGTTTTTTGTTGTTGTGCGTTTACTTTTGTGATTTGATCCGACAGTGTTTTACTATCTGTTATATTACGACCAACTTCATTTCCTTCTTCATCATACTCAACTGTTCCGTGAAATACCAACACACTCTTATCATATGGTATAACATTTTTTGTATCTGGGAATATAACTTCCACATTCATAAACTTAGAACCGTTTGCAAACATCGCATCTCGTTGATCCTGAGGTAGTGTACCCACAGCCTTCGTTAGATCTTCTGCTGCTCCGGTAAATGCTTTTTCAATATTACCACGACCAGCAAACATTTGTCTAATACCAGCTAGATCCAACGCGTTTTTACCACGATTTTTTACTTGTCCTTTGTTTCTAGCAAATAATACTTGTCCATCACGAACCGTGAACATGATATTTTGTCCATCTAATTTTTCGGTAACGGGTGCTTCGGCATCCAAACCTCCCACGAGGCCTCGTTTAACCATTTCTTTTATATCCGAAAATGTTAATGTATCATCCTCATATGGATGTGCCAAGTGTCCAGCAGCACCACCTTCAGTAATGAGTTGCCACGGACCATTTGGTACCATACCTTCAACTAATTCAGAAAGATATACATATTCTAAATTTTCATTCTTTTTGTCTCGACCATGATCTTTACGAGCAAGTTTCCAATTACCATTCTTTGCACCATTTGGATGATGCACATCGTGATTTTTCATTTTAGACTTACCATATTTTTTGACAGCTTTTGCTCGATCACGGTTTCGTGCAACACGGTCATCTTGCGTCTTTTTAAGGTAGTTTCGAACTTTTTCGGGATGACGACGGTTGTATCTGCGCATCCGTTCCGTACTAGACAATGCTTCATTATTTAAGAACTCATCGTCTTGTTCTGGACCAAGTGAGTAGGGAAATGCGAATGCGTTATCTATATTTTGTGGTTTTACTTCGTCTGTTTTCTTTTTCATACTATTGATAAACTTACGATAGACCGCAGCTGCTGATGCTTTACCTGCTGCTCGTGCTCGTTGTTCCATAGCAACAGCTGCTTGTATTTTGTGCGCATGACTACGACCACTATTACGAATTTTTGATACACTGGCCTTAGCATCTTCTGGTGTAGCAAACTTTAATCCGTGAATAGTTCCTTTGGGATTTTCATCGGTGTATAAGTCAGAATGTTTCTTACTACCAGCAGGTTGACCTGGTTTTCTTGGTATGCGTTTATCTTCTTCTACTCCACCGTCACCACCTGCGTCTTCACCACCAGCGTCCCCACCTGTATCACCACTATCGGTTGGTTCCGTTGGTGGTGTTGTTGGTTCTTCTTTTGGTTTCTCACCAGTTTTCATTATATGCGGATACAAAGGATAGAAAAATCCATAGCGTTTAATTTTTTGTTTAGCTTTTTTACGCTTCTTCTTTGCTTCTTCCAAAGTATCGGTAGTAGTGATAGATAATTCTTCCACAAGATCAGGTGCGAGTTTTTCGACCAAAAAATTGTGTTGCTCAATATAATCATTTAATACTACTACTTGTTCAAAAAGTTTATCTAAATTCATCGTCTTGAACCTGAGAAGAAGGTTGGTATTGATTGAATATTTAAATCCAACGCGTTATTATTGATATCAAACAAGTCAGTTTTAAATACTAAACTTGCAGTTGTTTGTGTTGTGTTAGGTACTGTGATTGTGACTTCATCAGGACTAAATGCGTATTCTTCAGCAACCTTTAATGAAATGTTTGCAATTTGCCAAAATCCATTGTTAATAACAAATCGTAATCCCGCATTACCAATTCGCGGAACAGTGAAGTTAAATGTTTTATTTGGAAAGTATGCTACTTTTTCTTTTGTACTAACAGATGCTATTTTTTGTCCGAATATATTGTCACCCACTATAGCAGATCCAGTTAAATATACATCCATTACATATTGACTTGAAGTAAATGCATATGACGCAGAAGTTGTATATACATAACTATCGAACTTCAATGTGTATTCCGATGTTGGGAATAGATCAATTTCTTTACGAGTACCAATGAAATAACTACTAGTAGCTGTTACGGCGTGTCCAGCATCTAACATATAATTGTTATCACGACTCAAACTGATGTGCGCTGATGCACTTATAGTATCGTCACCATACGAAATATCTGGTATTCCTGACCCCGTAACATTATGTGCATACCAACTTGCAGTTAATATCGATAATGTATTGAATACTCCGATTGGTTGTTCTCTATCATCTTGATCTGCTGAACTTGTTATTAATAATTCACCTACTCGTGTCGGAGTATCTGCAACGAAGGCGAAATCTGTTTGAGAACCGGCTTGTCTATTGGAAGTTTTAATTCTAAAAATTTCACCACTGATCGTATCCAAGTTGATAATACGAAGTTTTGCGAACGATAATATACTACCCGTTGTTAAAGTAGAACTTTCACTTACATGATAATATTGTATAGAACCAGTAATGGATTTCGCTGTTCTAACATATGTCGTTGCGGACGCCGTATATAAATTTTCACCAATTTCATACTGTCCATTTCTAATTGGTGTAATATTTAATATACTATTATCTACAGAACTTGTAATATTTGTGTCGGTAAATGACTTTGATGCGTTCAATAATGAAAGTGGTAAATTTAGTGATGCTGTGTGAATTTGTGTAATTTCTATAGATTCGGTTGTTGCTGGTATTGTACCTCTGTATGTTCTTTGCTGTAAGGTAAAACTACCAGTTATTTTTGGTGTTAAGTGTGACGAGTTAAATTGAATTGATTCACCATCATTTACAATAACAATATATCCTTGTTGTTTATTTAAAACAGATTTTGGTTTCAAAGTTATATTTGATATTGCAGTATTAATTACTGATTGACTTAGTAACGAACCCGTTAGTAACAACTCATCTACTATTATTTCAGGTTGTTTTTTAATTCTAATTGGTGTTATATTTTTTGTTTTTGGTTCTATAATAATTTTTTTCTGCCATCGTACATTTGGTGATCGTGTTACCTCATTGGGTAATACTGTGTTCGTTTCTGCGTTTATTCTTGCGGTTCCTACGATGTTTAATAGAGCAGAACCACGGGGTGTGTTTTCATACACTTCAACAACCACCAATCTCGCACCACCTTCCACAAATCCTTTAATAGCTTCTACATATAAACTATTACCGTTAGAGTCTATAATTTCTATCAAAACCTCTGTGTTTGGTTTTAGTAGATAAGTTCCAGATATTAGAAAAGCATTACGACCACCACTAAATACACCAGATAACTGTTTTATATTAAAATATAAAGATTCTGGTGCTGTATCATTTATTAATACTGGTAGTGTTGCTAAATTTTGTTTTGATAATGTTTTTCTAGTTCTTGGCATAGTTTCTCATCATTATAACTACTCAATATAAATAGTTATCACGATTGAATATAGGAGAATCCGTCCTCTCTTTTTATCTCAATTAAATTGTCTACCATATCTCTGACCACATCCAAATGACTGATAACGATAAGGAAGTCAAACTGGGCTTTCAGAATACCAAATAGGGTATGCATCGAAGTCATATTCTCAGCGTCTAGTGTTCCCAATCCTTCGTCTACTATCATAAAATTTGATTTTGGAAGATTACTTGCGTTAATCAAAGCTACACGGATTGCCAGACTACTAATGAACCGTTCCATACCAGACGAATTTTCCAGCGGCCATACACGGTCATAATCGTAGTTTAACTTACCCACGATGTTCTTTCCGTCCACTTCAAGTGAGATAGTGAATTCCACAATCTGACTTAAAATATTATTTATTTCAGCTTCGATGTTTGGGATTGCCTTACTCATCAATTCGTATGGGATACCATCACGCCCCACCGCTTCCATGTAATACTTGTATGCTTCATAGGTCGCTTCCAACTCCTCAGCTTCCTTAATCTGGTTCATAATGTCCATCTTGGTGGCTTCCAAGACCTTGATTTCACCATGCAAGTCACGGACCACCTTTTCCATATGGTCAGCCTTTTTCTTGGATGCGGTAATGTCATATTGGACATGAACGATTTGTTTGTCTACTTCAATATTGTATTCAATATTTTCTTTGTTTAATCGATTAAGTTCAATGTCTTTTTCAATTTGTTCCCGTTTACGATCACATTTTTCAATACTAGTCAATAATTTCTGAATGTCTAATTCAATCCCACTAGCTTTCTTTTGTAGTTGCTGAACTTCAGTTTGTAACTTCTCATAATGTGTACAAACATTGACTTTCTCAATTAACGGTTCCATCTGTTGCTTGATTTCGTTTACCGCATCTTCTTGTTTGGATTGAAGTTCATATAAGTCAATCAACTCGTGAGTAACCGATTCCATGTCCTCAATAATTGACTTATTGTTTTCTACGCAAACATTACAATCGGGATTATACTTGTAACTTTCCAATTTAGTCTTGAACTTTTCCTTTTCAGTAACCTTTGAAGTGGTCAACTTTAAAGCATTACTTCCCTTATTAAATAAATCACATAATTTATTATACTCATCAACCGACTTACGAAGTTCTGGAATGTTTGCTTCCGTTACTTCGTTTGTTTTTTGTGTAATAGTTTCATGTAATGATTCCAATCGTGTTTCTGCTTGTAATTTTTCTTTTTCATACACAACCGCATTTTCTGCCATTTCATCACGATTAGACAATAAAGTACCGATGTCTAACTCAATGTTTGGAACTGGTCGTTTTTGTTCTTGTAAACTCTTTAACTTTTCGTATAAAATTTCTTGTTCCTGTTTTACCTTTACAAATAATTCCTCTACTCTTTCATGTTCCTCGCGAGTTATATCCAACTTATTTTGGGTGTCTGATAAGGTCTGAGTGAAGTCTATCTTCTTGAACTTACGGAGTGCTCCCGAAATTTCTTTCATCTCGTCATTTGCAGTATCGCATAATTTGTCAAAGATACTCAGCCCCATAAATTGAATAAGAAGATCTTTTCTTTCTGAGTGTGACTTATCAATAAACAGAGCATTACTATTTTGACTACTAAGTGCTGTTAAGACGAAATCTTCGTAAGTACCAACATAATTACGGATATTTGCATTGGTATCACGACGATCCTCACCATTTAACGATTCGTGGGTACCATCTGGATTTTCTCGCCAGAAAGACACATCTACTTTGACATCTCCATTTTTCTTACGAGTTCCAGTTCTACGAATATAGAAAATTTCATTATTAATTTCAAACTTTAACTGACAGGTAAACTCATCTTTACGATTGTTCATTATATGATCACCACGGAATGCCCGTGGTGTCTTGTCATATAAGGTAAAGATAAGGGCATCCATAGCAGAACTCTTACCAGATGCGTTTTGGGCAAAGATACCATATATTCCCTTCATCTTCCCAAAGTTAATAATATTATCCTCACCATATGAGAACATATTAGAGAATTTTAATTGAAGGGGACGCCAATTGATATTACGCGAATGATCATCGTGGACGATCTGCGCATTAAGATTTTTATTAACATCTAGAATTTTTGTCATTAAAATTCTATCAATTGTATCATCGTATTGTCGTTCCAACCAATCTTGGATTAGTTGATTTTGTATATTAATATTCTGCACATCGACTATTTCCAAACCACTTTTCATTTTGTCACGAGTGGAAGTATCGTGTCTAGATTTATTAATACTTAACTCAATAATATTGTGTTGTTTTCGTAATACCGCTGTCAGTTTCTTAACGGCAGAAGTATCAAGGTTTCCTGTGAATATCCGCATGCGAACATTTTTAGGAACATCACTCAATACAGGAACCTTTCCGTTTTTAACCTCTACTGTGTAGTATCCGTAATTATTTGGAAGTGGACGAAACTCAAACGAACAACTACCAACATCCCACATACACCACCCATGATTGTCTACACTTTCCCCATGATTCTGTTGAATGAGGGAAGATGCGTATACAATTACAGGTTTTTTACTGTCCACATCTCGTTCTTGTAATACTTGATGTTTATGGATGTCACCAAGTAAAACCATGTCAAATCCATTAAATGCTGACACTTCAACATGTCTATTCGTAATTGTATATCGCGCATCCGTGGTTGCTCCATGAACGGGCCCGTGGTAAAGAGCAACCTTACGACGAGAATGACAATCCTTGTGGGATGGCCATTTTTCCTTTTCGTCAAGAATGGAGTATACAGCAAAGTCTGTATCTGCGATGGTGTAAACGCCGGAGTACTTAAAATAGTGAAGATCTGTATGATTTATACTATTGATAATTGGTGTCAAACTATCTAATCTATTCATGTTAGATAGATTCAGGTCATGATTACCCGCAATAACGATTGTTGGTGCGATGTCCGCTAAAGTCTTTAAGAACTCCGTAGCCATGACCACCATCTCAGGACTCATATCCGTCTTAGCGTGGACGATATCACCAGCAACGACAATAACCGAGTCGGTCAAATCTTCTTGACGCAACTGGTTATAGAGGGTCTGGAAACATTCGTTATATTCTTCATGTCTCTTAAACAGACGGATATGAATGTCTGCGAGATGAACTATTTTTTTAAGTTTATTAAATGGGACACTTATGTTCATGTATTTTGTAACCTATTTTGTATAAAGTCCTTAAAGGTAGTTGCCTTTGAGTTATTAATAAACTCCCAGGTCTTTTCAAATCCAAGGTCAGCTGCGTCACCACCGTTCACTGACACTTGTGATACTTGTATACCGTGTGATTTTAATTTTTGTTCTAAGATCAACGCCTCCGATTTAGCGTCATCGTCCAATAAAATATATACTTGCTTGACTTGTTTTTCAAGTAATTTTGTCTCTAATTTTTTGGGTATAAATTTACCCAACATAGGAATTGCATTACGCCGTATTGCTATTGCGTCAAATATTCCTTCGCATAGAATAATTGGTTGATTCCAATTTATTTGATCATCGAATACAATAATATTTTTAGATACAGGTGGGTTCTTATATTTCATTCCACCATCATGATAACTTCGTGCGATAAAGTAATTCAACTTTCCCACATCTTCATATGAAGGAACAATTATTCTACCACTGTAATTTCCTGTTTCACAATATCCCATACGATAACGAATTATATCGTATCCAGTAATACCTCGTTTTTTTAAATAATTGATGGCGTGTATATATTCATATGTATTTTCTGGTTTCCACAACGGTTTGAATTCGTGCGGTAAATGTAACTCTACAGTTTCTTGATTTGTTTCTTTGTAGATTGTTACATCTTCATCAGATAATAGTTTACGAAGTTCTTTTATTTGTTGTGGTGATACATCTAACTTTTTAAGTAGTCCTATTAAATGGTTACCTTTGGCACCACATACCCAACAGTGCCATTTATTCTTGACAACATTGACTGCAAATTTTTTGTTTCGATGATGGCAGAATGGACAGGAAAAGTAATGTTCACCTTTCCCGTGATGTCGAAAGTCGCCTAGTATTTGTGATAAAAGAGAGATTAGATTCATAATTAAGAAATCTAATCTCTCTCCTATAAAAAAACAAGTGTTGATTTATTATTGTTTATTTTTTGTCAATTCAAAAAAGTGTTCTGCTTCTATAATAGCATATGTTTTTGTATTGTTTCTTTTAAAGAACACTACGGGGTGGGTAT